TTTCCCAATCCTATTTAACACAAAAACCCTCTGAAAATCAGAGGGTTTAATCTTTGAGGTTGTGATTCATCCGCAAAGATAAAGAATTTGAAAGTTACTCACAACCCATTTTCGTAATTATTAAGCGTTTTTCGAGTTGTGATTCATCCGCAAAGATAAAGAATTTGAAAGTTACTCACAACTACCCCTGAATATTCCTTTTTAGCATCAAAGTTGTGATTCATCCGCAAAGATAAAGAATTTGAAAGTTACTCACAACTTATTTGACTATTTTTGTAAATGTTTATTTGTTGTGATTCATCCGCAAAGATAAAGAATTTGAAAGTTACTCACAACTATATTCTTTAATTTCTTTTGCGTTCATAAGTTGTGATTCATCCGCAAAGATAAAGAATTTGAAAGTTACTCACAACTTATTTCGTTACATTGTCCCCCGTTCTCCTGTTGTGATTCATCCGCAAAGATAAAGAATTTGAAAGTTACTCACAACATGATTTTATCGCTTGCCTTATTTGTTTTCGTTGTGATTCATCCGCAAAGATAAAGAATTTGAAAGTTACTCACAACCTACATGATTTGGGTTGTAATCGTTAGCTTGTTGTGATTCATCCGCAAAGATAAAGAATTTGAAAGTTACTCACAACAAATAAGATATAATTTCTTCTGATGATTTTGTTGTGATTCATCCGCAAAGATAAAGAATTTGAAAGTTACTCACAACTGACAAAGTAACCTTAGTCATCGAGAAGAAGTTGTGATTCATCCGCAAAGATAAAGAATTTGAAAGTTACTCACAACTGTGTTGTGAGTAGTCCCATTGTGCGAATGGTTGTGATTCATCCGCAAAGATAAAGAATTTGAAAGTTACTCACAACAATTTTAATTGTTAAACTATTTTTTATTATGTTGTGATTCATCCGCAAAGATAAAGAATTTGAAAGTTACTCACAACTTTATAGCTTTTATTGGTATCGGTTGCTGTGTTGTGATTCATCCGCAAAGATAAAGAATTTGAAAGTTACTCACAACTTAAAACAGAAAATCCATTGGTGAGCTTCTGTTGTGATTCATCCGCAAAGATAAAGAATTTGAAAGTTACTCACAACTATGTTTTAAATCTTTTGAAATTAGGGATAGTTGTGATTCATCCGCAAAGATAAAGAATTTGAAAGTTACTCACAACTCGTATATCGGCAAAATGTATTCTTAAACTGTTGTGATTCATCCGCAAAGATAAAGAATTTGAAAGTTACTCACAACGGGAGTTCCTTAATGGAATATACCAGATTTGTTGTGATTCATCCGCAAAGATAAAGAATTTGAAAGTTACTCACAACACCAAGAGTAATATTCTCAATTTCTTTGATGTTGTGATTCATCCGCAAAGATAAAGAATTTGAAAGTTACTCACAACTTATTTTTGTACAGAAAACAAACTTGTACTGTTGTGATTCATCCGCAAAGATAAAGAATTTGAAAGTTACTCACAACAACACTTAGGTATAAAAGCCAATGTTTTATGTTGTGATTCATCCGCAAAGATAAAGAATTTGAAAGTTACTCACAACTTTGATTGGTGAGTATGTTTATGAGTGCGAGTTGTGATTCATCCGCAAAGATAAAGAATTTGAAAGTTACTCACAACTATAATTTCAAGTATTATATCGATGATAGAGTTGTGATTCATCCGCAAAGATAAAGAATTTGAAAGTTACTCACAACGCCTTGGTATCGTGTTGTTATCAACGGGTGGTTGTGATTCATCCGCAAAGATAAAGAATTTGAAAGTTACTCACAACCTGCTATACTTCATTGAGGATTTCGGATATGTTGTGATTCATCCGCAAAGATAAAGAATTTGAAAGTTACTCACAACTGGTGTAATACTCAGTGAGTAAATTGATTAGTTGTGATTCATCCGCAAAGATAAAGAATTTGAAAGTTACTCACAACTCCATATATCAACTATCGGTAGTCTTTCCAGTTGTGATTCATCCGCAAAGATAAAGAATTTGAAAGTTACTCACAACCTGGGAAGTGAATATCAACTAATATTGCTTGTTGTGATTCATCCGCAAAGATAAAGAATTTGAAAGTTACTCACAACTAATCTTCTATTTCTTCTACAATATCTGGAGTTGTGATTCATCCGCAAAGATAAAGAATTTGAAAGTTACTCACAACGAGTCTAAACGAATACACGAACAGCGAGCAGTTGTGATTCATCCGCAAAGATAAAGAATTTGAAAGTTACTCACAACATCCTACATCGCCGACCAATCGCAAGTATCGTTGTGATTCATCCGCAAAGATAAAGAATTTGAAAGTTACTCACAACCGATAAAGCAAAACAGATTAGATTGAGAGCGTTGTGATTCATCCGCAAAGATAAAGAATTTGAAAGTTACTCACAACTAATTATTTTTACAATCACTTTTTTAAACAGTTGTGATTCATCCGCAAAGATAAAGAATTTGAAAGTTACTCACAACTCTGTGATGAATCTTCAAAATGAAGAAATTGTTGTGATTCATCCGCAAAGATAAAGAATTTGAAAGTTACTCACAACTCTAATAAAGCTGTATATTTATCATTATTAGTTGTGATTCATCCGCAAAGATAAAGAATTTGAAAGTTACTCACAACATTTGCTTCATCATCTCCAACGCTTTCAATGTTGTGATTCATCCGCAAAGATAAAGAATTTGAAAGTTACTCACAACTACTATCGTTATTGGCTTCAATAGTCTCTGGTTGTGATTCATCCGCAAAGATAAAGAATTTGAAAGTTACTCACAACCAGACCACTATATTTAACACCTGAAACATTGTTGTGATTCATCCGCAAAGATAAAGAATTTGAAAGTTACTCACAACACACACTCAAAGAACAAAATTCTCAATATCGTTGTGATTCATCCGCAAAGATAAAGAATTTGAAAGTTACTCACAACTATCCTGAATAAACAAAAGTTAAAAAGTCTGTTGTGATTCATCCGCAAAGATAAAGAATTTGAAAGTTACTCACAACTAACCCTCGCAGTTACAGCATATACCGCTTGTTGTGATTCATCCGCAAAGATAAAGAATTTGAAAGTTACTCACAACTTAACATCCTTAATTTCCTCATTCTTAGCCGTTGTGATTCATCCGCAAAGATAAAGAATTTGAAAGTTACTCACAACTTTACAGAATATGGATTTGATAATAGATTTGTTGTGATTCATCCGCAAAGATAAAGAATTTGAAAGTTACTCACAACTTCTCTTAAATCGCTAATCAATTTATCATAGTTGTGATTCATCCGCAAAGATAAAGAATTTGAAAGTTACTCACAACCATCATAAAAACAAACAATAGGCATCGTGTGTTGTGATTCATCCGCAAAGATAAAGAATTTGAAAGTTACTCACAACTTGTTGTCTGCTATCAAGAATATCAGCGGAGTTGTGATTCATCCGCAAAGATAAAGAATTTGAAAGTTACTCACAACTAGTTTCGTGTAGCTGATTGAGCAATTTTGGTTGTGATTCATCCGCAAAGATAAAGAATTTGAAAGTTACTCACAACGTAGTCTCTACGATTTCATTTTTTGGAAACGTTGTGATTCATCCGCAAAGATAAAGAATTTGAAAGTTACTCACAACTGGTGAATGTTTTCGCTTCCTCTGGTAAGTGTTGTGATTCATCCGCAAAGATAAAGAATTTGAAAGTTACTCACAACCCTTGCAGTATGATTTCTTTATAAATGCGTGTTGTGATTCATCCGCAAAGATAAAGAATTTGAAAGTTACTCACAACTATCACTCCGTTTTTTGGTTTTTGGAAACGGTTGTGATTCATCCGCAAAGATAAAGAATTTGAAAGTTACTCACAACAACTCGCTCCATTATTTTTTTCTGCTCTAAGTTGTGATTCATCCGCAAAGATAAAGAATTTGAAAGTTACTCACAACATATCTTCAATGATAGTTTCTGTGTCTAATGTTGTGATTCATCCGCAAAGATAAAGAATTTGAAAGTTACTCACAACTATTAAAAAAAATGAGAGCGGTTAGGCTCTGTTGTGATTCATCCGCAAAGATAAAGAATTTGAAAGTTACTCACAACCAAGAGAGATAGAGATACAATTTGCGAATAGTTGTGATTCATCCGCAAAGATAAAGAATTTGAAAGTTACTCACAACTTATGATTTCTTCGTTAATACCTATGTTTTGTTGTGATTCATCCGCAAAGATAAAGAATTTGAAAGTTACTCACAACTGTGTGAGAGTTGCAAATGTAGTGTATTTTGTTGTGATTCATCCGCAAAGATAAAGAATTTGAAAGTTACTCACAACTAATCTATCAGGATTAATTATTTCTGCGGTGTTGTGATTCATCCGCAAAGATAAAGAATTTGAAAGTTACTCACAACACCTGCTGAGATTCAGAATTGAGCCAGATAGTTGTGATTCATCCGCAAAGATAAAGAATTTGAAAGTTACTCACAACATCCTCCCCATCGTCGTCTTTTTCTATTGTGTTGTGATTCATCCGCAAAGATAAAGAATTTGAAAGTTACTCACAACATGGCAGCACATTAACTATCACCACCAAGAGTTGTGATTCATCCGCAAAGATAAAGAATTTGAAAGTTACTCACAACTTAGATTAGCAAGAAATCTATTGCGATAATGTTGTGATTCATCCGCAAAGATAAAGAATTTGAAAGTTACTCACAACAAAATCAATTGATTAATAAATTAATTGAGGGTTGTGATTCATCCGCAAAGATAAAGAATTTGAAAGTTACTCACAACTAGAGAATTGCACAACAAACAAACTTCCTAGTTGTGATTCATCCGCAAAGATAAAGAATTTGAAAGTTACTCACAACTCTTCAATTGTTTGCCTTTTGTTGATATTAGTTGTGATTCATCCGCAAAGATAAAGAATTTGAAAGTTACTCACAACCACTGATGAATTTGAGGATTCTATGTATTAGTTGTGATTCATCCGCAAAGATAAAGAATTTGAAAGTTACTCACAACAATACGAGTTGAGACCACGACCCGAGTTAGGTTGTGATTCATCCGCAAAGATAAAGAATTTGAAAGTTACTCACAACAGCTTGGCAATATCTTCATTAATTTTTTTGGTTGTGATTCATCCGCAAAGATAAAGAATTTGAAAGTTACTCACAACTTAGTTAGCAGAATACCCATCTATTATCGTGTTGTGATTCATCCGCAAAGATAAAGAATTTGAAAGTTACTCACAACACTGCTTTTAAAAGTTCCTCTTTATTTGTGGTTGTGATTCATCCGCAAAGATAAAGAATTTGAAAGTTACTCACAACAGGTATTAAAAGCCTTTAAATAACTTTGAAGTTGTGATTCATCCGCAAAGATAAAGAATTTGAAAGTTACTCACAACGAGTTCGAGGCAGATTTAGACGATGAAATAGTTGTGATTCATCCGCAAAGATAAAGAATTTGAAAGTTACTCACAACTTGGGTTAGGTAATTGCTCGTTATTTTAAAGTTGTGATTCATCCGCAAAGATAAAGAATTTGAAAGTTACTCACAACTCTGTGGCGTAACGGATATTTCTCCCCCATTGTTGTGAATATCGGCATAGGGCATAGACGATGAAAAGACGATACTACTGCCCCTTAGCTCACTACGGATAGAGTTTCGTAGGTTGCCTGTTCGGAGCATTAGGGAGCCTCGCGAGTTGGGAGATTTGGTGTTTTTCCATTTTTCATTAAAAAAGGCTTTACGAGTGAAATTTTCCTTAAACTCAGCCTCTAATTTTACCTTGATGTCGGTTAGTGCTTGTTGTAAAAATTTATTGAATGACATTGTTTATTAGTTTTTTATTTGTAAATTTGCGTAAAGTTTTATACCAAATGACACTTGAAGAATATTATAAAGCCAAAGAAAATATAAAGATACCTGAAGGGCTATCTTGGGAGGATGAAGACAAGTTTTATTTCCAAGAAATAGAGAAATTGCGTTCTCAACTTTCCCAAAAAGATTTAGAAAAAGTGTTAGAAGATATTAGAAGATTTCAGAAAAAAATGCAATCTCCTTACAACTAAATTTCTTCCATTTCAATTCTATTAAAGCCTTGTTCATCAACATATACCTTTAATATCTTAAATTGTGTTCCTTCCTTAAATAACACTTCCTTTTCATGAGAGAAGTAGGACAATTCTTCTATCTGTTTTCCATTTTTAGATAATATTTTATACTTTGTGTTTCTATCAAATGATTTTTCTCTATCTTTTGAGGTAGATAAATAATAATTTTCGGTATAGGGTTCTCCTGTTTCTGCCGCCTTTTTGTATTTATTAATCACTTCTAGGGATAAATCAGAACCACGATAAACCGTTCCTTTATAAGATTCTAATTTATCCAAGGCACTATTCATTACTTTTCTGTATTTTTCAAAAAATTCTTCTTTGGGTTCTCCTCCATTTCTTAAATAATAGTTTATATCAACAAAGAAATCTCCAGTATATTTATCTACACAAAAAGTTTCTGCTGGTCGTATCTTATTATTAATTTGAAGAGCTTTTTGATGAGTTTCAGACTGGGCATATTCTTTTGCATCTTGTCTAAAGCTTTTGAAAATGGCATCATCATATTTTGAAGTATCTTCTGTGTTTTTATTTTGACTTTCTTTATTTAATATTTCCGTAACTTTTTTAGCTCCTACTACTTTGTTGTAAGCATTATTAGGTGGGAATATTTTTTGTTCTTTACCTGGATTAAAGCGGAACATTTGTAGTTTGTTTTTTCCATTTGGAGCGATGTGTGTAGTTGCTTTTTCTCCTAATTCCTGTGCTTTTTTACTATCGGATAAGTTTTTTTCTCTTGCGAGGACTTCTACGGCAATACAACGGCAACGCCAGCCATTGGGTGGATAATACTCTGTCCAGAAGTCATCATCTTTTGGCAGACAGATTCCATTTAATGCTTGATGTTGTGCTCTGACCTTTTCATCCCCTGCGGTGCGGTATTCCAGCCAATATCTGCTGGTGTCTTCTTGGAGATTTGCCCAGTTGGCAGCGGATTGTGCGGAATGCACGGCAAACTGATATTCTGCCTCCAAGTAATGCTGATTATATCTTTCATTGAGTTTTAATATTTTTTGTTCAAATAAGTGATAAGGCACGATGTGTCCGTTATCATCTTTGAGGTAGCTTCGTGCTTCGGTGAGCTGAGCGTGGGTTTTTAGTCCCGAGAAGATAAAAGCATCTTTTTCAAGGTAGGCTTTCATCTCGGAGGGAGTTTCGTGAGGGATAGCCGATGAAAATACTTGTGCTGTTTCTTCTACTACCTTTTTAAATTCGGGCACTTTTAATAAATCTTCGGGTTTGTAGCCTTTTCTTTCGAAGAGGGTTTTAAAGGCTGTTTCAAAGTTTTTTAAAAGTTTTTTAAAATCGTTATTTTCTTCTTTTTTAGTTAGCTTTAATCTTTCCTTTTGGCAACTTTCACAATTGCATTGGGAGTATTGGTATTCCAAACTTTGGTGTAATGCCTCAAAATAAGTCCTCGCCCCAGTCCTCAGAGAGGTGGCATTGTGCTGTGGGAGGGTTAATCGAAAAAATAGTCTGCGGAGAGGTTTTGCTGTGGGTGGTTTTTTCTATCCTGCACCTCGATGCCGAATTTTTCTTTTATCCATTCGTTAGGCACTTCTTTGTAGGGTAGTATATCTTTGGTTCGTGCCCATAGTTCGCTTAGGTCTTCTACTTTATCATATTCAAAGAGTAGGTTATCCATTGGGAGGATACCGATTTTGAATAATGCAGGGAGGACTTTGCTATTCATATACTGCTCTACAAGGGTTTGGTCGGCATCTATGAGGTTTTGTAAGATGTCTTGTGAGGATTGTTCCTTGCTACGGCTTCCGTATTGGGTATCTTGCCCTATGATAGCCCCAGAGATGAGTAGAGAGATATTATCTCGGCATAGTTTTATCAGTCCATTATACACTTCGCCTGTGGCGGGTGTTCCTGTGGTTGCCCATTCGAGTTTTTCTGTTTCGTCGATAATAAACCAAGCGGCAGCCCCCATATCAGTCATCATTTTTTCGGCACGGCGTAGGGCACCAGAATCTCGGGTGTTTGTTTTCATCACTCGTGGGGGGATGCCGTATATTTCACAGAGTTCGGACCAGCAAGATTGTGCAAATCTTGAGAATAAGATATGAGGAATGGCTTTATTGATAAGTCCTAAATCTCCTGTGGTACCGAAGTCTATGAGCCACGAGCCGTATTCGGGGGCGTTGAGATAGTCAATACCTTTATCATCTTGATAATCATTGAGGATAATTCCTTTTTTGGGAAGTACATTTTGGCGAGGTATGAGGTCTATTTTCACCTTTTTGGGCTCTGTTTCAGTGCGATTAAACTCTATTAATGTATAACCGAAGAAGATGCTATCTAATATGTGGCTAATGATTTCATTGAACCATACGGATTTTTGCAGTAGGTCGGTGAACTGGGTATTTGTTTCTCCGGCGTGGTTTTTAATGATAAAATTGGAGGAAATTGTTTTTAGTTTTCTGTTTTGGATTTGCGAGGTGGTATGGGCATCGAGCATCATATCCTCCAAGAGGTTGTAATAAGGAAGCGGCGGCGAAATTCTTGGAAGCTGTAGACCAATTTGAGCGGATTATCAATGATATGGAACAAATAAAGATTACCCGCTTGACGGAAAAGAAGACCAAATTTTATTCACCACCATTATAGTTAAACTCTACTCTGCTTTGCAATATTATTTCATCTAAAATCTTCGAAAGATCTCCTCTTTCTATTACCTTAGATAAACAAGCAAGTAGTTTTGGGATGTTGATAATCTCCTCTATGCAGTTCATATATTTGTCTACCACCTTTTCTATTTTATAAGTATCAACAGCATTATTTCTAAGTCCTGAGCGAATAGAGGAAACTGTATCATTGGTCTTGATGATAAAAGTTATGGGATAGCGTTCAATCTTTTCTATATCGAGAAAGTATTTCCTGAAATCTAATGTTTCAGAAACTTGAAAGAAACGTCCCAGGGGCTTCATGACAAAATCAATCCCACCATCATTTGCATTCGTTCTACCCGTTTTATATAGATGCAAGGCCTCTGTTTTTAGCGAATCCATAGCATATCCCCAAATAATAGTTTGATCTATATAAAAGAATTTGAGAATAGCATAGCTTACTATTTCAAACAACCTTGCATCAACATTTGGTGCTAATAGGCCCTCAATAAAAGATTTTATTTTACAAGAGTCTGAAATTGAGAGTTCCTGTAACTGCTGGCACTGTTCAATAAATTGTTTTAGTGATTGTTGCTTTATCGTTATGTACCTATCAATAATTTCAATGACAGATGTCGCTATATTATAAATCTTTGCCCCAACCCTTATCAACAATAGATTCTCATTTATCCAATAGCGATTGGTTTCTAAATCCCTTATGATTGGTGTTAATTCCGAAGTTGGGAAGAATTTCTGAAACTCTGCATTCATCCTATTGTTAAGTGCATGATTTTGCAGTTTTTCTCCAAAAGGGAGTTCCCTCTGCCTCTTGAAGAGTATAGAGAATTGCGCACCTTCATATTTGCTATACTCTTTGTTGTTGTGGAAGCCATGATTGATATAATCTTCCACAACAACATAGATAGCATATAGATTGGCAAAACTCGAACGTGACTTAGACCCCCTATTAGCAGATATAGTCTTCAAGTTAAGATATTGTAATAAGAGACTTTTCTCATAAATATCTTCACTATTGTCTTTGAACACTTTATTTAGAATATCCTTGATATATGGTGTAAAACTATGTTCTTTCATAACTTACATAGAGAATAAAGTAGGATGAATTATGCTTTCTAATTCATTCCGAGATTAGTTCTTCTTAGTTTTTCGTAAGAGTTCTCCGTTGTAGGATTGTGCTAAGTTCAATCGTCTCAGGCCAATTTTCACATATTCTTCTTGAAGTTCAATTCCTATAGATTTTCGTTGAAGAGACTGTGCAACGTATGCTGTAGTAAATGTACCTGAGAAAGGATCTAATACTTTATCTCCTTCGTTAGAACTTGCTTTAATGATACGTTCAAGCAAAGCAATGGGCTTTTGGGTTGGATGGTTCTCATACTCTTCCATGCGATAGCGTACACGTGGAAACTCCCAAACATTACCTGGTACTTTTGTAGATTTATAAGGTTGTGGCGGATTCTTACGGTAGTCTATCAATCCTCGTTTTGCTCCAGTTTTAGCCTCAATAAGTATATCATCAGCATTGAATGTGTAATGCTTTCTATCTTTAACACAAAATAAAATTGGTTCGTAAAGAGAGCCAAAATATAGCTTTGCCTGCACACCTGAACTGTCATAATACCATACAAGCCTTGAAAGTATATCCAATTTCTTGCGGAGGTAAATATCAAAGTAGGGCATAAACTGAGTAGAGGTCATTACATAGAAAGCTCCGGATGGCTTTAATTTCTGTATACACAAGTCAAGCCATTTATAACACCACTCGAGATAAGCCTCATCGCTTTCCCATTTGTCTTTGCAACCTGCAAAATCTTTTCCAATATTATAGGGCGGATCTGCAAATATCAAATCTACAGAATTATCTTCAATACATTCATTCAATGCCTGTAAGGCATCGCCATGTATTATTTTATTGTTGTTTGTTCCAAATATATTCATTACGATCCAAATCTTTTCCAGTTATAAAAACAAATCAATCTCTTAAAGTAGGATTTAGTATGTGTCCCTCGAAACCGTGGAACTTTTTTCCATACGCTACTATCTGCTCAAGTTTCATCGGTGTGGTAGGTGCCTTCTGTGGATAATATTACTTCATTTTTCTTCGCTTGGATAACATACTTAATCATAAACGGAGTTAGTAGTGGTCGCAAATTTAGTGCTTTTATTTCTAAATGTTGCAGAAAATTAGAACATTCTGCTAAGAGATTTATAAATCGTAGACCCAAGACCTTCAAACTTACAAACGATGACACGAACGTATTCTCCCCAACGAATGCTCCGCAGGTGGACCATTCTTGGAAAGCTGTAGCTAAAACAACAATGCGAACGACTAAGTACGAAGCAGAGAAAAACACTGGTCTATGGCATTAGTTTGGTGTATCTCCTTTGCTCTCTCTTTATGATTGCACAATTCTTTGTGACTCCTCACGCTACTGCCTTACCTATTCCGAAGAATGAGCATCTGGACAGACCTGCGCTCCTACAACAAGACACAGAAAATCAGAAAAAAATGCCAAGATTTATACTTAACGATGAAAATGTAACCAACTCCTATGGTTTTAAGATAAAAACGGAAGGAATAATCCTTAAAAGGTTCAAGGCCAATCCCGTAATGCTTGATGGACATAATCCTACCAATCTTTCTGTTATTGGAAAATGGATAGAGATAAAGGCAGAAAATGGAAAACTATCGGCTGAGACAGAGTTTGACCTTGATGATGAAAATGCTAAGGTCATAGCAGAAAAGGTAGAGAGAGATATTATTAAAGGAGCCAGTATGGGTATTTCTTTTAATAAAGAAGATTTTACTTATGAAAATGGAGAGCTTATCCTAAAAAGGTGTGAGCTTTTAGAGGTGAGTATCGTAGCGATTCCAAGTAATGCAGAGGCATTAAAACTTATGATGAATGGAGAAGAAATTACCCCTACGGAGATGAAAAATCTTTGTCTTTCTATGAGTCAAAATAATAAAAATATTCAAATAGAAAATTCAAATACTATGAAAATTAGATTATCACAATTAGCCTTTTTAGCATTAGGCTTTGAAGCACAGACACAGGAGGCTTCACAGGAACAAATTGACACAGCCGTGTTAAAATTACAACAAGAAAGAGATGCTCTCAAATCACAACTCGCCTTATCGGAAGAGAAAGTAAATGCCTATGTAGCAAAAGAACAAGAGCAAAGGAAAGCCCTCTCTATGGAACTTGTGGAAACGGCTATCGCTCAGGGGAAAATCACCGCAGAGAAAAAAGAAAGTTTCTTACTCTTGGCAAATGAAAATTTTGACCTTGCTAAGAGTACCTTGGAGGCTATTCCTGCAAAACAAAATTTCGGTGCGGGAGTGAATGTTCCAGCAGGAACTAGTGCCGTGGCCACGATGGAGGATTTCCAAAAATTGAGCATTGAAGAGCAATTAGCCTTTAAAAATTCCGACCCAGAAGCTTATAAAACCCTTTTAAAAACGATTTAATCATTATTTAACCTATTAAAAAAAAGAAAAATATGCCAAAGAATTTTCCAGAAATTTGGGAAGGTCGTGTAAGACAAACCCTTGAAAACGGAGCGGTGGCCGACTTCTTAGATGGAGTCAGCGAACTTGATGGAGATGTTACCCAGATGGGGGAAGAAAACATTATCCACATCCCTACCTCAGAGTTTAATCCAGAGGTTTTAATTAACAACAAAACTTATCCTATCGCTATTGAAAACTATACCGATGATGAAGTTATTGTGAAATTGGATAAATATCAAACCAAAGCCACAAAGGTAACCGATGACCAAATTATCGGTGCATCTTATGAAAAAATAGATGCAGTAACCAAAGCTCATACCAATGCAATCAATGCTAGAAAGTATAAAAAGGCGATTCACGCTCTTGCTCCTGATGACAATACAGCAAAAACCCCAGTATTACAAATAAAAGGAACAGAATGCACCTATGAGGATTTGGTAGCACTAAAAGACAAATGTGATGAGTTAGAATGGCCAGAAGAAGGCAGAAGATTGGTGCTTTGCAATAAGCATTGGAATGCTCTCTTAAAGGATAGAAAGAATTTTGGAGACCAACTGATTAATTATAAAAAAGGCGAAGTCGCTCCTATTATCGCAGGATTTGAAATAAAGAAATATATCGCAAGTCCTCATTATGCTGGAACAAAGAAAAAAGCTTTTGGAGAAGCCCCAGCGAGTGGAGATAAACCCGCTTCTGTATGCTTCGTAGTGGATAATATCAGAAAGAAAACAGGACTTACCAAACAGTATTTCTCCGAAGCGAAATCTGATACAGTGAATCAAGCAAATCTTCTCAACTACCGACATTATTTTATTGCGGTGCCTGTGGAGAAAAAGTTCATTGCTGCATTAATATAAAAAAACTAAAACTATGAGAGACATAAAGTATATAGTCGTGCATTGTACAGCAACGCCTCAGACGACATCTGTAGAGAGTATTAAGCAATATTGGAAAACTCATCTTGGCTGGAAAATGCCCGGCTATCACTTTATGATAAAGCCCGATGGTGAGATTATCCAACTTTTAGAGATAGAAAAAATATCAAATGGCGTGAAGGGGTTTAATTCGGTAAGTATCAATATCTCCTACATCGGAGGGTGTGAGCCACACGGGCAATCAAAACAAATGATTCCCATAGACAACCGAACCCCAGCCCAAAAGCGGTCATTGACCGATTTATTAACCAAACTAAAAAAAGAATTTCCAAAGGCAATCATTCAAGGACACCGAGATTTTCCCAATGTGAAAAAAGCTTGTCCGAGTTTCAATGCCAAAGAAGAATACAAAAACCTATGAAAACGAAGATTTTAACCGCTTTATCTATCTGTTTTGTCTTTGTTTTAATGGTTTCCTGTATCAGTAGGAAGCCCGAGAGACAAACCTTGCCAGAACCGATAGTCATTGAAAACATCAAAACCGTAGAAAAGGAAACTATCGTGAGAGACACGATAATTTTGACCCCAAAAGACAGCATCCGAACGATAGTGAAAATAGAGTGCCCAGATGGAGGGAAACCCAAAATTAAGGATATAAAACATGGGCAAAAAGGGAGCATTCTAAAACTACCAGAGGTTTCACTCAATGGTAATCAGCTTAGCATAGATTGTAAAGCTCAAGCTGAAAAATTAGCCCTAAAACTTTACGATAAATATGTGAAAGAACACGAGAGTAAAATTCAAGTTCGATACATAGAAAAGCCCTTTGCGTGGTATCACAAAATCCTAATGTGGGTGGGAGGTGCTTTTCTACTCTCTCTTGTGATTCAGCTTATTTTATTCATTAAATCTAAAATTTAAAGTAAAAAACAATGGAACAAGTATTTATTGATAATCCACAACTGGATGTCGTTTATAAAACTGCTGATGGCAAGTATTTTCTATTAGAAAACGATGCTCAAAATTATGCATCTACATTGGAAGATAAAAAAGTATCAAAACTAATCCGACAGGACAGATCACCTACAAATGAAGAGGAGAAAAAAGAACTTTCAGAAGAAATTCAAGAAAAGCAAGACATTAACCAACAAGAAGATATTATAGAAGAAAAATCTAAAAAGACTGAAAATAAAGATGAATAATGTAAAATTTATTAGACAGAATGGAGGTCTCTCTCGTGAGTTATCAGGAGATGACCATATCTCTGGACTGATTGTTTATGGTGAAACGACCGTAGATAAAAAACTAATTCTATCCATAGAAGAATTGGAACATTTAGAAGTTACTGCTCAAAATCATCCTGTATTGCATTATCATGTTTCGGAGTTTTTTAGAATGAATGAAGGAGCAAAACTTTATATTCAATCTGTTGCGGAGAGTGATGGAAATTATACCGAAGTAAAAGTTTTGCAAAACTTCTCCGAGGGAAGCATCCGTCAAATTGCAATTTGTGATTTTAAAAGAGCTTTAAATACGCTTTCTAATTCGGTAACCAAACTTAACCAAATTGCTACGGAACTAGCACAGGAGAATATTCCTTTAAGTATACTTCTTTCAGTCAAAATTACAGCTGAAGATATGAGCAAACTTCCAGACTTGCACTCACTTAATGCAGAAAGAGTAAGTGTAGTCATTGGTCAGGATGGTGCGGGGCGTGGAAACTTCTTATCATCTACTATACCTTCCGTTTCTTGTATTGGAGCAGTTTTAGGAGTAATTTCTAAAAGCTCTGTACATGAGAGCATTGCGTGGGTGGAGAAGTATAACTTAGTGACTTCCATAGCGTATGATAAAACCCTTACAGGGGGAGAAGAAAAATCTAGAGAATTAGACCGTATTGGTTTTTGTGATGGTTCTGCATTAGGGAATTACACCCCAAAACAATTAGATGCTATTCATGAAAAGGGCTATATCTTTATGGTAAAGCATACAGGAATTGCAGGAAGTTATCTCAATGACAGTTTCACTGCTACAAGTTTAGAGGGAGATTTCGCTTATTTGGAGAATAACCGAACCATTGATAAAGCCATTCGTGGACTGAATAAGGTTTTGATAAAGAAAATTTCTGGACCTGCTTATATAGACCCTGATACTGGACTTTTAGAGGCCTCAGGAGTGGTCGCATTAGAAGCTCTTTGTGATGATGTTTTAGATGTGATGAAACGAAACGGGGAAATCAGCGGTCATGCTGTGAGTATCAATCCTAATCAAAAATTGCTGAAAACTTCAAAATTAGAAATCGTGGTGAAAATCGTTCCTGTAGGAGCGCTTAGAACTATTGAAGTAAAAATAGGTTTAACCCTTAAAAAAGATTAAAAATGGTAGAATTAGAACCACTTATTAACGGAAGAGAATACGGCTGGGCAGATATTACCGCTACAATTGGAGGAGTACCTGTAACAGGGATTACCGCCATAAAATACGGTGAAGAGATGGAAAAAGAAAATATCTACGGTGCAGGGAGAAATCCTGTCTCTCGTGGTTATGGGAGAATAAAGGCAACGGCTTCTATTACCTTACTCTCAGGGACGGTATTTGCTTTAAAAGCCAAAGCAGAAAAAGGTCAGCTTCATCGTTTAGCTCCGTTTTCTATTACCGTCAGTTATCAGCCTGATGCAGGGCCTATGGTAATTCATATACTGAAAAACTGTGAGTTTAAGAAAACAGAACTGGATTGGAAAGAAGGAGACATGAGTAAAGCCATAGAATTTGAACTAATAGTCTCTCATATCGTGGATAAAACTATATAAAAAATAATGCTTTTGTGAAGGACTTTTGGTCCTTCATAAGAGTTAAAAAATCAAAAAATATGAACGAAGATTTAATTTGTGGATTAGATGCCACACAAATAGAAGAACTCAAACAAGATAAAGGAGCCTTGGTGCTTGTCAGTGTAAATTTTGGAGAAAATGTCCATCAGGCTATTTTTAGAGAGCCGACCTTTAAGGATTTACAAGCGATGAGTAAAATCTCAAAATCTGATGAGTTAAAGGGATTAAGTGCTGCTTATGATAACTGTATCATCAAAGCTGATGAAGAAATAGAAAACAGAGATTTACTCAAAATAAAAGCCATAAGTGCTTTAATGGAGCGTGCACAAAAAACCACTTCCGAAGCAAAAAACTTATAA